CAATAATCTTTTTTCACCTTCCTTTGGCTCTTGTACTTTAGCAAAAGCCTCGTGATCAGTGAAACATAAGGCCCCTTTCTGTATCTTCATCGTTTCAAGATTTTTCATGGGAACCTCCGAGAATTTACTGTTGGCTACTCGTATGGCTTTCGGAGCACATGTCTTATCCGTTCCTCCTTTAGCCAAACATTCCTTATAGACAGCATTGGCTATACTCACCCATTTCTTCTTCTGACTTGGGGAAAGCCCTTTCTTATGACTGTCTACATCCTTCACGGACCAAGGCATTTTGTGCCTCCTTCTTAAGGAAACACCAACCATCTTTGCGGACACCAATAACAGAAACTAAGCAAAATGTCAAGGAAATATACCCAAGTAAAAATCTGCATCAGATTTTAGTATGGATTTCAATAACTTAGAGTCCTCATCTTTTTTATATTTTTTGTTGTCAATATTATGATGGGAGGTTAAACCTACACGACCAGGCATTCCCTTCATACCTACCGATAGATACTGATCACACATCACTATTATTTTCGTGGCTGTTCGAATAGACCGTTTATTTATAAACTCAGCACCATTATTTTTCACGGCCCTACGCAATATACCACTAGGTATAGGAGGATAAAAAATAGTACCAGTGGTTACAATCTTCCCATTTGCCATCTTCAAGGAGTTCGTCAATCTAACACACTTTTCTTCCTTGTATATATTTAACGGACTAGTCCATAATTTAGAATCAATTAATCCCTTACCACATAAATTATAATCCTTTGTAAAATTATCACAGATATTTTCAATAATCGGTACTATAATCTTTCGAAAAGCCGTCTGTCCTAAAGCCGGTTGTTTCACTGTCCCTTTCTCCATATACTTACTAGTCTTCGGATAATAAAAAATAAGATTCCCAAAACCTACTAAATCAGCTTTATCCAATAAATTACTCATATAATCTATATATGTCGGACTGTACCAATCATCATCTTCCATAATGATAATCTTATCACACAGTACTTCCTTTAAAGCTAACATCATATTGATACATAAAGTATGAGAAGGATCTTTGTTACTCGGTATTCTACGAATATATTGCATATCTTTTCTCTCAATGATAGGCGCTTTCCCATCATCAATTACTATCCACTGCTTAGGTTTGATTGTCTGTCTATCCATCCATTTACAAAGAAGATTGAACGCCTCAGGACGGTCACCTGTACAAGTAATTACGGTTATGTCATTCTTATCAACAACCCGTTCTACACATCCTCCTTTTCTAACATATTGCTCCGTATCATGGATGCACGTATGAATATTAATGTAACAACTTTTTAATCGTTTTCCCTTTATAAATATAGCACTTCTCTCCCACATATCTGCATCCCCAGGACAAGTATTCCCCGTCTCAGCAAAAACATCTCTAGCCCGAATAGGTATTGTTTGGGCATCAAAACATACGGAGGACTTTATTAAACCGCGAGGTATTGGAAGAAAGTCTGATATTATCGTACTTTGTACTTTCTTTGGCAAAAACTTGGATGCTTCCTCATTCAAACTCGCTTTTGTACATAACCAGACAGCTCTAGTGGACTGTATGGCTTTATTTAGTACATGTAAATGCATTGACCTCCAACAATCGTCGTGATCGATTAGACAAACATATCGGATCCCATCAGCTATGGCTTTGTCTATACCATAATTAGTTGCGTAAACTCCACCAGAACACCATAAAGCTTCACTATTGTTTATATACTTTTCCCTCTCATAAGCCCTAGGAAGATTATTCCATTTTACTACATCCTTAGGATATAAAGAAAGTATGTCAAGTAATTCCTCCTCCGGCTCGTACTTATCTCCTATCACATAAATCTTAAAATTGGTATACGTCTGAGAAAAAATGGAAGCTAGGGCTCTCTTCAAGTAATAAGATGTTTTTCCGTCTCCTCTGTGATATGTTGGTATAACTATCCCAAAAGTCTGATTATCCGTAATCATCTTTCGACTAACCTCCTTATAAAAACATTGCAGTTCACGGAGATTATTCAAAACTTCCCTCTTCTGCTCTTCTGTTTTTCCACTCCATACCCCCTTCTGATGAATCTGATAAACGGAGGGCTTAATCCCAGGTACATAATCACATCTTCCATAATTACCTAAATAGGCTGTAAACAAACAATCTCCGCTAAAGGCCAAAAAATCTTCCTTCGTTTTTTCATTGTACAGATTTCTAAGCATCTTTGTAGCTGTTGCTATCCCTGCGGGCATGGAAGCCATCTGCTTTCCTGAAAAATTTTTTCCTTTCTTACCGTAAGTCTGCAACCTTCCTTCTTCAGTTCTAATAACACAGGCATGGTAACACATCACACATTCAGGATGATTCTCTAAAAAATCGAACTGTTTTTGCAACTTCTCTGGATCAGTCCAATGATCATCCCCCTCACACAAAGCTAGATACTTCCCTTTAGCTATAGGAAAAATATTATGCATGAAAGGTTCAAATCCATATAATGTGCCATTAAGCATACCTTCACCATACAAATTTTTCCTCTGAATAATTGTTTTAATGAGATTAGGGAATTTCTTCGAATACTCAGCAATTATTTTAGGTGTCTCGTCTGTAGAAGCATCATCATGAATAATTACTTCATACGGAAAATTGGTTTTCTGCATCACGAAACCTTCCAAGGTTTCCCGTATAAACTTTCCGTGATTGTATGTTGAACAACAAACGGTAACCTTAGGAATATCCTCCATTAGTAAGTCTCCATTTCTTATAAAGTATATCCACCTCTCCACTACATATAATGGACAAATGTTTCTTTATGATTGTAACAGGCCAATCCCACCACTTCATTTCCAATAATTTTTTCACATGCTCATCACTAAACCGTTGCCTTATTGATTTAGCTGGATTACCGACAACTATATGATAAGGAGATACTTTCCCACCAACAACACTATTCGCTCCTAAAACAGCTCCGTCTCCGATGATTGCTCCTTGTAGTATTAACACGTTGTTTGCTATCCAGACATCATTTCCTATGTATATATCCTCACCTTTTATAGGCGAACTTTTCACAGGGGGCCACCCCGGTAGGTATTCAAACGGATAAGTGGTGATGTCTTCGATGGCATGTCTACCCCAGAAAGCAAAAGTAACTCCGTTCCCTATCGAACAAAATTTGCCTATTGTCAAATTACAATCATTGTATGCTCTGATGATTGTCGGAGTACCATAGGTATACTCTCCTATGTTGTTCCGTTTGTCTTTCAGCAAATCTTTCGTGAAAATGCCCATTACACAAGCCTCTCTGTCTTCCACACCCTTACACCTGAAGTCCTACATTTTTCCATAAAGTAATCAAGAACAGGTCTCATCATGAACAAATACCCGTCCACTAAAATATTAGAACACTTGCTTTCTCGGATATGCTTGTTGAAGAGGTAATTGACAAACATTCTTCCGGAGAACTCATCGAGACCAATGGGTGTGTTCTCTGGTTTCCACGAGTTCATCAAGTCATATATCTCTTGAATCCCGTGCCAATCATATACACAAACTTCATCCGCACTTATGTAGTCAATTCCTTCTTTTAATAATTCACTACATAAAGTAGATTTTCCTATCCGGGAAGCTCCTGTAACTATGATCACGGTTTTCTCGTAGTTCCCTTCTAAGGCTCTGTTCCCAGGAAGTATCGGATATTTTTTTCTAAGTTTATAGAAAAATCGATCATACACAGATCCGGTTTGCTTAACAGACGGATATGTATCGATTATAACGAACTTATCTCTAATCCATTCCTGTATCTGTAGATTATTCGGATAATCAAGTCTTGTCTTCTGTGGATCAAGAGGTCTTGGTTCGTGATTCACTTCAGGTACATCATTCTTCGGGTACTCCTCAATCTCCAACAAAAGGTTTCCCCGGTCGTTTAGTAACTCATAGCATCTGTCCAAAAAGTCCTTTTGTTTATCAAGAAAATAATGGAACGTAGAAAAGCAGATGATCAGATCAAAGGTTCTTTGGAAGTTCGTGAAGAAGAAATCTCCACAGATAAAGGAAATTTTGTCGGACTTGAAATGATTTTCATTCACCCCTTTTGCTATGTCAACGTATACTTCACCAGCATCTATTCCTACTAACAACTCAGGGTTTTTGTCAAGCAGGCGAAACAAAAAATATCCGGCATTGCACCCCACATCCAGACAACTCTTACCCTCCAAATTATACGTGTCTATTTTCGATAATTCATATTTTTTGCCACTATTACTGCCTCTTCGTTTCTCCCCTAGGAAATCGAAAGATTGATAGTTTGATTTCTCCAATATTTTATGAATGTCGGCCATTGCACCACTCTTATTTGATTCTCTTTGCAGGTACTCCACCGTAAACACCGGGTTCAGTTATGTCCTTGACCACACCTGAATTCAGTCCTATAACCACATTATCACAAATACTTATTTTCTCCCGCGTCGATGAATTCGTTCCGAAATAGACATTATTTCCTATCCTGTTGTTTCCAGATATATTAACTCCTGGAGCTGTGGTAAAACAATCCCCTATGATACAATCATGTCCTAAAGTTGTTCCTAAATTCAAATGACAATGTTTCCCCACAGTTATATTCACAGTAAGGATACAATTTGCCGTGATTATTGCTCCTTCTCCTAAAGTAGCCGGATTCAGCATTTGGGCGGATCGATGAATAAAACTAAAAAAACGTGTTTCTTTTGGGAGTCGTTTCCACATATCAGCTCTTGCTTGAGAATCGCCTATGGCTATCAGAACTTCATATTCATTCGGATCAAATGAAGAAAGAGGCCTTACTCCATCACCATATTTCTCATCCCAATAAGCATCGTCAACAAAACAAGGCCTTTGTATTTCCATATGGGCTAACACTTCTCTTGCAAATCCGCCTGCTCCTATCAAAGCTCTTCTCACTTACCACCTCCTGTATAGATTTCGAATCTGCTTAAATCAGGATATGGTATCTCTAAATCCTCATTATTTTTAGGTTTCCCTGTATCCAGATCATAGAATTGAGACATCAGCAACAGACCGCGAGCGGCCAACTCAGGCATCATATAAAAGTTCCATCCGAGCATATCAAAGTTGTCTGTATGGTAAGAACACTCTCTCCGTCCGGAAAAACGAGCCCTCTTGAACCATAACCAAGCATTGTAGTCATCCGTAAGAATCGCTCCCCCTTTGGACAATTTCAGATGCTTGTAAGGTCCTGTGAAAGACAAACACATGAAAGTACCTGGAATATACATATTTGCGGTGAATCGTAAGGCGCTATCCCACGTTCTTGTTCCTAATAGAGGATACGCTCCCTTCAGAGTATTACCCTCCGTAGGTAAGAATTTAACTTTTCCACCAGCATGAATGATCTCACAAGGTACGGAAGGATATGTTCGAGAAGGAATAGAGATCTCTTTCCCACGGACATCCTCAAACATCAGACACAGAAACAAAGCATTGCTCTGATTATCCACGGATACAGCATGAGCCGCCCCCGTATAGTGACTCAATACTTTCTCGAATTCTTCGGTAATTCGATGCACACCTTCAGCCATAATAACCTCCTAAGGAGTGTATTCGGCTATACAAAACCCAAATTTCTCGGTGGACACTTTTCTTATGGAAAACCGACTATCTTCAATCATGTATCGAAGACTTTCAAAATGCTTGACGTGGAAAACATCATCCAAAATGAAATGACATTTCCCTGTAATCATCGTCAATATATACTGTAGCTCCAAAAATCCAAGATGTCCCGAACTGTCCAACATAAACAGATCAGGAGTATACCCGAAATATCGACAACAGAACTTCAGAAAGTTTCCCGAAACGGCATGATTTCCCTCAGCCATGTAACAAGAAACTCTTTCCCACTCTTCAAAATCTACGTAAATATCCTCGTTCTTCAAAGAATCTAGCCATTTCTGTAGAGCTTCCTCAGATGGCAGCATATGTTTTGGTAGAGAATATCCGTTGATTACATTGACTTTGTGATTGTCTTTATAGAGAGAGTTGGCACTCTCACAAAAAGCCGGGTTTGCCTCAATCGTATGCAATTCATAAGGCAAACCCGTCTTTTCTAAGGCTTCGACTAAAATCCTTGTTGTCCCTGTTCCTAGATATGTCCCTGTTTCTATGATCTTTTGTGGTTTTATCTCAGAAATCAGTTCCTTTACGGATTGCTCAAAATCTTCCCCCGTGACACTCATGCCTCCAGCAGGAGCTGTTTTCATGAATAGTTCCTCCTATTCTTGATTGTCTTTCTTCTCCGGTATTTTAATCTTGCTTTTTTCTTTCTGCACTCCTGTTTCTAACTGCTCTCCCCCAGCATCAACTGGAGGAAGAAGTTCCGGGAATCTCTCCTCCTCAGTCGCCTGGGCCAATCTCAATTTACGATAATTACCAAAACCGAGTTTCTTGGCAATCTCATTGTTCGGAATCCCTAAAACGTCATATACCGACCCGTGTTTAACTCCAAGATAAGCTCTCGCTCTCGTCTCAGCATCATTGACTTCAGAGACTGGGAACGCTATGTCCACGAGGAATTCCGGCTTTACTTTGACATCTTTGAACACAGGCTTTTGTTTCTTAAAATCTACCGCTTGTTTAATTGAAAACGTTTCTGGGAAACCGACGATCTTGTTCTTCAAAAAGAAGATCGCTCGGTAGAAATCGAACTTGAGGAATCTCTCAAAATAAGCAATTTCATCAGACACACGATCCGACATCGGCCCCCTAGACGCTTTCACTGAAGCAAATGTTCCTTTCGATTGTCCTGTAGAAACGTCCTCTGGCTCATTCAATCCCCCTGTCACCATATGTAAAATGTCTGTATCAGTCTCACTAATCGACGGGAGTTTCGGGTTAATGGCCTCTATTTTCATACCAGGAGGCAGTACGAGGGTGCTGCCCGGAGATTTCTTAGCCATGATTCCTGTCTTTCTTCTATCTTCATCAGACAGAGCAAGCCACCCTCTGAACGCTTTTGGATCTTCCATTGTGGCAACCCACAGATACGCTCCAGCCGACTTCTTATGATCAATCTCATATTTCTTGAGATTTTCATAATGATTTAGCCATTCTAGAACCGTTCGGAGATACGAGACGTTCCTTCTCGTCACAAAAGACCTGTCCCAAGAAACGATGAACCGTTGATACCCTTTTAATGCATTGAATTTATTTCGAGAACTTTTCGCCTCTTTAGTCTGTTCCTCAGAGAACTCCTTCATATTTTTGGCCACTTTGATGAGATCAGGATAGTAGGCAAGATATATTGATGGGACTAAAACCGCTCCCATTGTTGTTTTTATATCTTTAGATACAAAATAGTACAGTGGAAGAGTTGTCTTAGAAGGATGATAGATAATACCATCATCAGCTCCACCTTTGATAACAGAAGGGTCCAGGAAATCTACTTCAATGAATCCGTCCTCGTGAACCGTCAACATCAGAAAAAGCTCTCCCTCAATAAAAGCTCTTCCGACATATTTTGTCCAAGACGAATAAAGACGGTTTCTCGGATCGTATTCTATTTCGTTAAGGACTTCTTGAATTTCTGGAATTTCTGAGGTGATCTCAAACCCGTAGCCAGTCAGTCTTCCTACTTGTCCCCGAATAGCCGTACCGACAAAAGGATTCTTGTTGAATTTATCCCAACAAGTCTTCTGTAAATACTCTCTTCTGTCTTCCTCTCTAGCCACTTCGATAGGAAAACCATCAGCATCTTTGTTTGGGATCGTTTCCTCAGCATCCTGCTGCCACGGCATAACGAACTGTAAAGAACTAAGCTCTTCGTCCGTTAGTTTCTCTAAAGCAGCCGAAGCCAACGCCATTCTGTCTGCTTTTTTCATTATTTTTCTCCTTTTCTGTCAGAAACATAAAAAATGGGCGGAAAATCGAATTTTTTCTCCAAAATCTTCAATTTTCCGCCCAAATATCACAAAATTACCAAAAAGTCAATCAAAAACCATAAGAATGCTTCTCTCTAACCATCGTCCCAAAGTAATATGACGATCTTCTCTCTCGAAAATCGTTGGCACTGATTTCTCTCCCACCGTAAATACACCAACCCAAAGAGAACATGCAATCGTCTTGGACTCCGGATCTTTCATTTTTCTCGGGCGACCCGAACCAATGCTTATCAGGATCGTGATAGAAAATCTTTGCCTCTTCCCTCAAGATGTCGGTCTCTTTACTTCCCCAAACTCCGACATGAGGGCACTTCAAGCGACCTCCCGTAGCCGTAAGATACAACTCACTGAAAGCTGCTTTTTGTCGATCATACGTCGGGAACACAGCCTCAAAAGCAATATCTTGTTCTTCACACCACGGGACCAAGTCCCAGATTCCCCACCGTTCACCACAAAGCTTGTCAAGACCATCAAATTCTGTCTTACAAGACAAGATAACGTCTTTCAGATCCTCCAGACTGTGTGATTCCACATTCACGACATGAACAACGAAGTATACATAATTAGGAACAGACTTGGCATCATCGACAATGAAGGGTCTGGATCCGCTTCCAGGCAATCCCTTAGCCACACACGTAAATATTGTCCTTGCCCCTCTGTTCGTGATCTTCATCGGATCTGCTCGGTCGATTCCTCCTAGGATGGCCCACTTTGTATCCAGTATGGCCCCTACATGCTCAAGCTCGTCAAGAGTAGCTATCGAAGGGAACCCGCCTGAATCTCTCAGTCTGTAGTAATTCTCAAGTGGCATTAGACGTTTGGTAAGCAGTTGCAGTTGGGATTTCTCTTCATCGAGAGTTCGGAGAACTTTCCGTTCCTCCGCAAGCACTCTCATGCTGTCTTCCAGATGCACCTTCTTCCCGACTACTTTCATCAGCTCCATGCTGTTGAGAGGCACATTGTCGATACCAAGATAATTCATTGCCTCAATCGTCTCATCGGTGAAGATGCGCTGGGTTGCAGAACTCCAGGTGTTGAGGAAGTATCGCTCAAACTCACCCAGAGGAAACTTGCTCCTGTAGCTGTCAAGCTGCTGCTGATCCATGTTTGGATTCCAGTAGTCTTCAGCTTTCCCTTCCCTACTGAATCTGTAATGGAAAAACAATGACTTGTCCGCTCTTTTCACATAAGTATCAAATAGATTGTATAGTATATGCGTTTTGGTAGAAACGGTAGAATCGATCACGCCGAAGGCATTCGGAATATTACGAATAGAACCGTCAAGCTGCACGAAGAACTTCGGGTTCTTCATGTCAAAGATTTCCGAAAACGTGTATCCTGTAATGTTCGACACAATCCCTGAGAACGAGGAGATGGCTCTAATCACGGAAACGTCGTTCCCTTTGTCGTCCGTCAGCTTGATCTTCTTCTCCTGTATGTTCTTCTTCCCTACTGCCGCAAGCAGATTCGGGGAATTAACGATAATGTCTTTCATGATGTCGAAGTGGACGAAGGTGATCTGTTCCTTCGAGTTGGCCCCAAGAACGATCTGCTGCTTAGACCAGTTGAAGAATTTCCACAACTGAATCAGACAAGCAAGGAGAGACTTCCCTTCTCCACGCATCCAGCACAGCACGATCAGCCGATGAATGAATTTCCCATCGATCATCCTCAAAGCCGACCGTACCACTTCTTTCTGCGCTTCCCATATGAATCGATACGATTTACCTGTCCGAGGATTCATTGTGTCCGGCAAATCCTTAATGGGACACCACACAGCCATGACCGACCCGACAGGATAAATAGGAATGCAGACATTCTCCTCACACCAGGAGATAAATCCTTCAGGCCCATCTTTGTATGAATTTGGCTTATAGACTTCGTAAGGAGGGAGATCGTCAAGCCCTGCTACGTAGGCATCTTCGGCATTGAAGAGATTAACAGGTTTACCTTTTCTGCGGATAATTTTCTTCTTCTCGGTCTTCACCGGATAATCCCTTTCTGCGAGCCACTCCCGTCAGCAATCATCCGCTTGTAGTAAGTAGGATCCCCTTTTTCGTAATCAATCTCGGCACCGTCCTTCTTCACAGGATTTGCTTTCCCAGCAAAGGAGAAGGCCAAGTCTAAGTCTTTCCACATAACGTGGATCGTCTTCATGGTCTCCCGTATCTCTTTATAAACAGGATGAGGCAAGATCGTCCCTTTGTCCGTAGTATACATAGGCCCATCTAACGATAATTCCAGCATCTGCAACTTCGATAGCTGCATGTAGAGAGGAATCA